GGGCGCTGCACCAGTGATGGACACCTGCACGGCGCTCGCGTCGGTCTTGGAGACGGTGACGCTCGTCGGCGCTGCGGGCGTGGTGTAGATGTAGCCGCTGGTCGAGTAGCTGGACTTGCCAGCGGTGTTGGACGCGCGGACTCGGTAGCGGTAGCGATGGTTCACCGAAATGCCGTTGTCGGTGTAGCTGGTGGCCGTGCTGGACGCGCTCGCGATCTGTGCCCAGCTCCCGCCGTCAACGCTGCGCTCGACGAGCGTCGCGGTGCGGGGGCGGGTGGTCGTGGTCGAGCCGTTAGTCCAGCTCACGGTGGCCTTGGAGTCGCTGTTGCGCGTCGCGGAGCAGCCGCTCGGCGCGTTCGGTGCGCTGATGTCCAGCGCGGGGATGGTGACGCTGACCGATGCGGTGGACGTGCCGTTTCGCGTGCCAGTCGAATCACCCGTCATGCTCACGACCGCCTTGCAGGTGACGCTCTGCGAACTCGTCCCCTTGTCGTAGGTCTTGGTCGTGCTCGTGATTAGCTGGTAGACGCTCGGGTCGCTGTTGCTGTTGAGCGTGGTGTTGACGGTGCTGCCCGTGGTGGTGCCGATGACGCCGTGGCCGTTGCCGTAGTAGTTGTAATACCAGCTCAGCGCGTGCCAGTAGACCTTGCACGTGACCGTGGCCGTGGTCGTTGTCTCGGAGGTCACGGATGCATCGACGTATGCCACCCAGTGGTGTACCTGGTTGCCCGTTGCCGTTGCCATTGGCTACCTCACGCTCCCCATCCTGCGACGCCCGCCGACGCGCTCTGCCACCACGTCAAGCGCCGCAGCGAGACGTGCGTCGGACGCGGCGAGGTTGCCGTCGATGTAGTAGTTGTTGACCGTTCCGGTGGAGTCCATGTGCTCTGCGATTGCAGCGGCGTACTTGCCCATGTACGGCTCGTAGCTCGGCCAGACCAGCTCGGCCCCCTTCTCGCCAGCACCAGCCAGCCAGACGGTCGGCGTGTCCACCATGCCGCCCTTCGCGTACCACCTGACTGAGAACGACGGAAGCCCGCCACTCAGCCAGTCGAGCGGGTTGGCGCTACCAGAAACGGAGAAGTGCGGCAGCGGGATGTGCGGCCACGAAATCTTGAAGTTGAAGAAGCCCTTGATGCGCTCGATGGCATTTTGAACCGCATCACGCGCCGCGTTGATTGGCGTTGTGATTGCAGACTTAATGTTGTTCCAAACCGTGCCGACCGTGTTGCGCAGCTGGTTAAATGCGCTGGTCACATTGAGACGGATGGCACCTGCGGCATTAACGATAACCGTGCGCACGTTCGTCCAAGCCGTGGACACGCCAGAGACGATGCTTGCCCAGATGCCAGCCAGATTCGACGGGAGGGAGGCGAAGAACTGAACGACGGTCGAGACTATGGTGAGCACGACGTTGAAGATTGCCGCCGCGTAGTTCATTGCCGTCTGGACAATGATGACGAAGAGTCCGACAACTGCTGCAATCAGCTCAGAGATGAACTGCCGCACGGTTTCGCCGACAGACAGGAAGAACTGGACGATTCCGTTGATAATGCCAGCAAAGACGTCATAGACTCCGGAGGCGAACTCTTGTAGTGCTTGCCAGCTCGCTTGCACGTTCTCAACGACAACGGCGGCAGCTGCCTTTAGCTCCTCCCACTTTGTTGACACAGCGTCAACGAACCACTCCCACGCGGCTCGTCCCTCGTCGGTCGTAGCGATCCAATTGACAATCATGCCAATTAGCGTCGCGATTCCTCCGGCAATGACCGTCATCGGGTTAAGCGCCGTTATGAAGGTTCCGATTGCGGCAGCGACGCCGCCAATCCATGTGGCCAGGTTGTAGCCGAGCAGCACCTCGATGAACGAGATGACGGCTGGGAGCAGTACGTTGACAAGTCCAGAGTCCGCTATTGCGCCAACGACACCAGAGATTGCCCCGACGATTCCCTCGATAACGCCGCTTGCTGACGGCAGCATGTCAACGATATTGGAGATGATGTCGATTACCTGCGTCGCGATTGTCGCTATGGACTCCACAATCCCTGAGTCTGCGATTGCTGTGAGCGCAGTGCTTACTGCATCGACAATCCCCCCGAGCACGTCCTTGACGCTCGGCAGGCTCTCTCCAACTGACCCGAGGGCAGAGCTAATCTGCTCGGTGATTGTCTGAATCGCCTCGCCAATCCCGCTTCCGAGGATGGTGTATTTCAGCCAGCGAATCGTCTCGGCGATTGCGGTGAACCCAGCAAGCACGCCGTTGGAGATGTTGTTGATGGCGTTCGCGATGTTACCCTGACCGAACACCTCGAAAATCTTCGCCCAGCCAGCAGCAACGCGGTTTCCCAAGTTGGTGATGGCCGTGCCGATTGTGTTGGTCGCTGTGTGCGCTTGGTCGGCGAACGACGCGAAGCCCTCGCCGCCCTCCTCGTTGAGTCGAATGAACGCATCGACGAACTCGTCCATCGACAAGTCACCGTTGCGCAGCGCCTCGCCCAGCTCTGCCGTGGTCATGTCGAACGACGCGGCAACCTGCGCCATCTGCGCGGGCATGGCGTTCACCATCGAGCGCCATTCGAGCATGTCAGGCTTGCCCTTGGCGATGGCCTGAGAGAACTGCTCCAAAGCCGCAGATTGCAGGGCTGCGGGAGCCATGCCAGCCACTAGCGCGTTGTTGAACGCAATGAATGCGTCGGTGCCACGATCAACGTCACCAAACGTCGCGGTGAGTCGCTGCGTGGCGGTCACGCCGTCTTGCAGCGACGTGGGGAGCCCCAGCAGCGCGTCTTGGAGTCGCTGGATTGAGCGCGCGGAGTCCTCGTTCGCGATGCCAAGGTTCTCTAGGATGCGCGGGTAGTTCTCAACGATGTCCAGCCGCTCGATGCCGCTGGAAAAGCCGCCGACGATGGTGTTGAAGCCGCTGGTGACGATTCGACCGATGGTCGTGCCGATTGCGATGCGGGAGATGAACCCGAGGAGTCCGTTGCTGAACCGCTGGCCGAACGTGCGGCCAGTGTTGGTTCCGGCGTTGCCGACGCCAGACGCGCCAAGCCCTGTCACCAGCCCGCTCGTGAAGCCAGACATGTCTGGCAGCACGCGGACGTAGTAGGAACCAATTGATGCCATTAGGTTGTGGCCTCCATTCCTGCGAAGCCGAATGCGTTAGCGACGCGCTTGCTCTGCTCGACCGCCTTTTCGCGGGAACGCTCGCGCGCCTCTTCCTCGCCCTTGAAGAGAACGGGCTCGGGGTAGTTGATCTTCTTCTTGCCATCGTCCGAGTGCGCCCATATCCACTCGCGCCAGTGGTGGTCGATGTCGCGAAGGAACTGGTCTGTCTTTGAGACACCGTTCAGCGGGTCAATTGCGCAGAAGCTGCGGGACTCGCGCGGGAGCTGGCACGCAAGGATGGACGCTCGGCGAACGTCCGTTGTGTCCTCGTCGCGCCAGATGTCCAGCCCCCACAGGTCAATCCGGTAATACTGCCAAAAGTCGGCGTACAGCTCGTCGTGGTGACGTTCGAGCAGGTACGCCAGCAGTGTCAGTTTTTTGCTTCTGCGACCTCGTTGGCGATGGCGGTCAGCAGCTCGCCCATGGCGTCAACGTCATCGTCCAGCTTCTCGGCAATCTCGTCAGCCTTGCCGTAAAGTAGCTCGTCGGCGATGTCGAAAACCGCCGTCTGACCCTCGCGGGCGATGCGGCGCTGAACCTTCCAGCTCTTGAAAACCTTCTCGTCGTACTTGACGGTCATGCCGCGAAACTTGATTGTCTGCATGGTTCCCCCTCAAAAGAATCGACCCCCCGAACGAATCGGGGGGTCTCTGGTAGTTAGGACGCGCTGGTCTAGCTAGTCTCGGTGGACTCGATGAAGTCCTTGCAGCCGCTGCCCGTGGCGTCGTTGGTGTAGGTCAGAGTGACCTCGTGCTGGTGGGCAGTGGTCTTGTTGAGCGTCACGTCACCGCGCTCGGACACCTTGCCCTGCGGGATGTACTTGACCATCTTGCGGTCATCCTTGAGCAGAAGCAGCAGGGCGTACTGCATGGTCTCCTCGGCCTTAGACCAGTTGTGGTCAACGGTGATGAGGCCAGTGGCATCAGTGACGTTCTCGGAGCCGTAGTAGACGGCGAGCGCGTCTGCCTTGACCTCCATGAGAGCGAAGTTCAGCGTCTCGGTGTAGGAACCGCTGACCTCATCGAGAAGGTCGAGGTTGATGTCGCGGAGCGAGGTGCTGGAATCCTGGGAGACGGACTCGGTGAGACCGTCCTCGGGGATGTAGCCAAGACACTTCCATCCCTCGTTGCTCGGAGTCCACGTGGCGTTCGTGGGAACGTCGGTCACGGTGGTCGCGGCGCGGAAGATGTAGCCGCCCGTGACACCGCGAGTCGTGGAGACGTTCTTGGTGTTGTTAGGGGTGTAGCTGGTGGGCATGTCCACCCTCCTTATTCGTCAGTGTTGAAAAGCGTTTCGACGGTCAGCACGTATCGCGCCTGACCAGTCCCCGTCCACAGGTCGCGGGTGAGGTTGTCCATCCGCACGCTCGACAGCCACTTGTGCGTGAGCGCCGCGTCGGTGAGCGCGTAGAACGCAGCCATGGCGATTCGCTTTGCGTCGATGTCGGAGAGTCCCCAGCACGTGATGGAGTAGGTTGGACGGAGGAAGAAGATGTCCGTGCCCGCGTCCGATTCGAGCATCACCGTGACGGCGCGGTCTGGGCGCTGCGGCGGTATCTCGGTGGACACGGGGCAGTCGAGGGCATCGGCGAGGATGCCCACGACGATCTCGGTTGTGTCGAGCATTTATCTGCTCCCTGTGTCGGTGATTTTCGGGCGGGAACTCCAAAGCGCACGCGCCCAGTAGCCGCGCCAGTAGCCGTTATCGTCATCGGGGCCACTCGGCGGCTCCTGTCCACGTGCTTCGACGTAGGTGCGGAACGCGCCCCTTTTGGTTGACGTGGTGTAGACCTCGTTGGCAAGCGCAGACGCATGCGCGGCGGTCGCCTCGATAGCGCTCTGCATGGAGCTGACAAGACCGGGGTCATTCGGGATTTCCTTGAACGTGGCAACGTCAAGTTCGAAGTAGCCGCTCGCCCCGATGGGAATGCGACTAGCCAAGCCGCTCACCCGCCTCGACCGCCCAGCTGTAGTCACCGGGGGTGTTGGAGCGCGGGAAGCTGAACGGCTGACCAACGATGTCGAACACCTGCGCCGAGAGCACGGGGTCATCGGTCGGACAGACGGCGATGCGACCGCCGCGAATGTCCAGCGCAAACGACTTCGGCAGGAACACGGTGAGCGTCACCCTGTCACCGCTCGGTCGTTGCTGGTCGCGGTCATCGTAGGTGTTAGGCTTGACAGACCACGCTGGTGAGTAGACGCACTCGCCTTCCCAGTCGGGAGCCTCACTGAACGCCACGACGTGGTTGCCGTATGCGTCAACCCCGCCGTCCTGGGCGCACCACACCTTGCATGGCGTGGTGTCGAACGGCATTGGGAAGCTAGGCGTTGCTGCCATACCAGCCCTCGATTCTCGCTGGGACGGAGCCGATGTAGCCGCTGCCGATGCCAAGCTGGGTGCGCTCGGACGAGGTGAGGTAGAAGTCACCGCTGGGGTTCGAGTACTGCATGGTCTGGCTGAACGGGCCCATCGATGCCGTGGCCTCGGCAACGCCGAACGCGCTGGACTCGGACGCGATCATGGCGCGCTTGACCATCGCGCACGAGACCATCTTCAAGACGGCGGCTTGGTGCTCGTCGCTAGAATCCACCGTCACGAGCGAGTCGAGATACACGGCGGCATCTTCGAGCAACGTCGCTGCGATGTCCCGCTCGTCGGAGCTGAGCGGACGCCAGCGGGCTTCCAGCTCGTCTACGGACGCATACGCCATTGGTCTGCTCCCTACTTGTCGGTCTTGGTCTTGCGTGGCGCACGCTTGCGCGGCGTCTTTGGTTCGCCCTCGGGAACGACGGGAGACGCGAAGCCGCGCGACTCGTACAGCCGCGCGGTCTCTGCGTCTTGAACGTCGATGGTCATGCCCGTGACGTGGACGAGCATCTGCATGGCTTAGGAAGCGGCGATGGTCAGCTTGCCGAACGCAGCGGCGTCCTTGACCACCACGCCGACCTCGGCCTCGATGCGCACGGCGAACATGTTGCGCTGCCAGAGGTTAATCTGGTTGGTGCCGTCGTTGATGGTGGCCTCCTCGGAGATGGACATCTGGATGCCCTCGACGATGCCGTAGCGGAGCTGCGAGAAGTCACCGACGAAGCCAGCGACGTTCGGGGTGCCCGTCTTGTAGACGTTCGGGGTCTCGAAGACGCGAGCGCCAAGGATGCGGGAGATCGCGGAATCGTCGTTGACGTTCGGGAGGAACAGCGGACGGGAATCGCCGTCCTTGGACTGAAGCAGAAGCGCCTCAAGCTGCGGGGAGACAACGATGCTGTCCATGCGCCCGCCCGCAGTGCCGATAGCGGCCATGGCGGTGACGAGCTGGTCGTAGGCGGTGCCGGAGGTCATGGCGTAACCCGTTGCGGAAGTGAGGACATCGAAGCCAGTGCCGGGAGCGGTGCCGTTGAAGACGGTCTCGTCCAGCTTCTTGCCGATGGCGGCAGGGGCGCGACGGATGCACTCGGCGTACAGGGCGCGCTTGTCGCGACGGAACTCGTTGGAGAACAGCATGATCGCGGCGAGCTTGTAGGGCGTCATGGTCTTGGCGCTGAAGGTGTTGGCGCTGACGTGCTTCTCGGTGGACTCAACCGTCCAGTCGGCGGTGATGTCACCAGTGATGATGTCGATGGACACGCCGCTGCCGGGCAGGTTGACGCGCTGGCCAAGGGTCATGACGGCAGACTCGGACTGAGCGTTGGCCCAAATCTCCTGGGACTGCTCGGGGGTGAGGACGATGCCAGTAGTGGTGCGGTTAACGTTGACCTTGGTGGTGGAGTAGGCCATTGTGGTCTCCTTACTTAGAGAATGTCATCGAGCATGTCGGCAAATGCGTCGGCGTTACTCTTCTTGGTGTTGGGCGAGCCGTACTGTCGGTTCGCTGGCGCAGATGGCGCGGAGTGCGTGACGGGCGCGGGGTTGGACTCGCCGTACTGCTTGGCGAACGCCTCCATCGCGTCTCGGTCGGCGCAGAATTCGAGCAGGGCTGCGGGGACGCCAGACTGCGCGGAAACCTCTGCCACGTCTGCGGCGCGCTGGATCGTGGCATTCGCCGCCGCCAGCTTCGCCTCGGCTTCCTCGGCACGCTTGACCAGCTTTTCCTGCTCGGTCATCTGAGCGGCCTTGAGCGCGTCCAGCTCGTCTCGCGCTGCCTTGTTCTCCTTCGCGTACTTCTCCCACTTGCGGGCCTCTGCCTTCCAGTCCGTCTCGCTGCCCTGCGGCTGCTGGGTGGTCTCGTCGGCGTTGGTCTCGGGAGTCAGCTCGTCGGCCATGTGCGGCCTCCTTTCGCCCATGCGGGCATAGACGCAGCCATGCGGCTGCTATGTGGTGGGGTGCCTCGGCCATGCGGCGTCGGCGTATGAAAAAGGCCGCATAAAGCGGCCAGTTCCATGCATTGCTTGTGTGCGTGTGACTACGTGTATCCGTACTTCCATCGCATGACGGCAAGCACGGTCTTGAACTCGTCAAAGTCGGGATTCTCGCTGCGCTCGCGGTGGATGCGCTCTTTCAGCTCCTTCGGGACGTTGCCCTCGCGCCAGTCATCGCGGGCGCTGTTGTACCTGTCGGCGTACTCCTTTGGCGCGTAGCCCTGCACGCCGCTGCCGCCCCATGACGGGGCGGCAACGCAATCGCAGTGGGCGTGGCTATGAAGCGCCGTGTCGGCGCTCTTGAACCTGAACCCGAGTCCAGCGATTGCGAGGCACCATGCGCAGGTCTCAGCGCCGCTCGGGACGCGGGCAAACCTCGGCTTTAGCGGGTCTCGTGCGCCGTAGTCATACATGCGCGACTTGGATGCGTCGTTTACCATGCGGCCAACGAAGTTGTCCAGGTCATCCATGAACGCAGCCTGATTGTCTATCTGCATAGCGCCAGTAGCTGGATCGTAAGCGCCGTGCTGATAGACCATGTTCCGCAAAACTCGTTCGAGATACGCCTCGTCCCAGTTGTGCGTCGCGTCGCGGTCGATGGAACGCAGCTCGCTGCCCGTCACGTAGCGGCGCGCGCCTTGGTAGAACTGCCTATCAACCTCGGACGCCGCGCTGTCCGCAGCCCTGAGCGCGGTGGACAGCTGCTTGCGCAGGTCGGCCACCGTGACGGGCGGGCTCGCCGCCATCTGCCCTCGCAGTGTGGCGTTCGCGGTCTCAGACACGCCGCGAATGAGCTGGTTGTACCGCGTGAGGGCTTCGCGCGGAATCTCGTTGTGCGTCATCACTGCGCCCCGAACAGCGTGCGGATGTCATCGTCTGACAGCTTGAACCCGACGCGCATCAGGCGCTCGGCCTGGTCACGCGACATCGTACCCTCGCGTGCCTGAGTCACGAGGTTGATGAGCACGTTCATCTGCGAGCCGTTGAGTCGGGTGAGGTCGCTCTTATCGTCGGCCAGAGCACCTTCCTCGTTGACGATAAACTCACCAGATTCGTCGGTCGTGACCTGAGCACCCTCGATGAGCTGCCCGTTCTCGTCGAACATCGCCTCAAACAGGCGCTGCGCGTTCTTCGCCTCAATCTCGGCCTCAATCTCGCGGCGCGTGTCCTCGGGCATGCCAAGCATCTTCCACCACGCGGCGGTGCCAGCGAACTCGGGAACGACGGCGGCAATCTTGACCGCAGCGTCTGCCTGAGAGACAACGCTCGGCATCGCGGGGTTGCGATAGTTCGGCATGATGTCCATCTGCTCGTCGGTGAGGTCACCGAGCGACGTGTCCAGCTCCGCAGCCACGCACATCCGCGCAAGCCACTTCATTGACTCTCGGTTGCCCTCGATGAGGTCGGTGGCCTCGATGACAAGCGGCTCGTTCGCCGCGTAGATGGCCTCGGCGCTCGCGGGCTGGTCGTGGATGATGCCAAGCTGCGAGATGGGGATGTTGGTGCTTCCGGCAAAGCGGGCGGCGAGCAGGCGCATATAGTCGCTCGTCTGCTGCATGGACGCCTGCGAGAGCTGCCCGAACTGCGGCATAACGCCGTCGCGCCCATTGTAGCCCACTGCGAACATCGAGCCGATATAGGCTTCCCACTTCGGCTTGTTCTTGAATGCGTTCTCGTCCGCGCCGATGAGGTACTTCTGCGGGCTGACTGAGAACTGGTAGGCGATATCGCCGCCCAGCGCGACGCGGACGGCGCTGTCGGTCAGCGACATCACCGCTCGGCTGATTCGGGACTGCCCGAACGGTTTGCGGTCTGTCGGGCGGTACGTGAACACTTCGAGCGGGATGCGACCCATCGAGATGGGCTGGACATCGGCTCGCCAGATGCCGTTGCGGAGCCAGAGTGTTGACACCGACTCGTCATCCATCACTCGGATGAGCGCGGGCTCGCCGTCCTCGAACGCATCGATGACCATGCCGCGAATGACGCGCCCCTTGGATGCGTCCCAGACGAGCGCTGAGTGCTCGGCGTCGTACCAGTCAACCTGCGCTCGGCCATCCCCGTCCACGCCAACGGTGCCGACGTAGAAGCCGTGGATGCCCTCGCCGTGAGGCAGGAACCTCATGCGCTGCATGAACCCGTTCCGGCGAGTGAGCGCGTCCAGCATGTCCTGGACGTCTTGGTTGACGGCGGTGAAGCCGTCGAATCGAACGCGGTCTGCCAGCGCGGTGACCGCCTTGTTCGGCCAGTCCACCACGCACTCGACGCTAAGCAGCTCGGGCGGCGTGGAGATGCCGAAGTCCTTCAGGCGGTTCTTGCCGTCATAGTAGCGATAGCGGAGCTGGTTTCGCCCGATGTGGCATGCCCAGATGTCCAGCAGCTCGTTCGTCTCGTCAACGAGCCAGTCTGGGGTGTCCTGCGCGAAAGCATAGCCAGCGGTCGGGAATTCGAGCCGACTAATCTCGTGCCAGGTGTCGGGCTGCGGGAGGTCGTTGACCTTGCGTCCACCGCGCCCATCGGGGTAGTTGGCGGGGGTGTCTACCATACCATCGCCCTTCTGTTCGGGTCTCTCTTAGATGTGCGCACGGCCCAGAGCGCGTTTGCTGCGCTCTCGATGCGCTCGGAAACGTCTCCCCCAAAGCCCACGCCACCACGGTCACCAATCGGGCGGCGCGTCGAGCCTATTGCCGACTCGCGCAGGTGCGTGTCACCTGACTGGTCAATCGTCCCGTCGTTGAGCGCGTTCAGCAGCATGGACACCGATGCGATGGCGTCTGCTGGACGCATCACCATGATCGCGTTGCGCGGGACGCCAGCTGCGGCGAGCTGGATGGCAAGGTCAGTCGCGCCAGCGATGCCGTCGATTGCGATGCCGCAGCACTCGTCGCTGCGGGCGTGCAGCCACGACACCAGCCATTGGATGCCCTGTGTGGTCATCTCGGAGCGAATGAAGTCGATGTACGCACGTCCGTCCGCGCCCATCGTGCAGACAGACAGAGCGACGCACTGGCCGTCCCTCGTGAACTTCACGCCGTAGGCTATCTTCTCCCACGGGTCGGGGTTCTCCTTCGCCCTGCTGTCCCACAGTTCGGCTGGGATGAGGGTCTTTGCCTCGGCTCGGCCGCTCCACCAACCCAGCCGCTGGTGGCAGAACTTGTCAGCGTCCATCTCGGCAACCTCGCCCTCGATGGTGTCGGGCTGGATGAGGATGCCGTAGCTCGGGTTGACACGCCGCCAGATGGACTCGACGCCCACGAGCGGCATGTTCCCGCCGTACCCCGCGCTCCATTCGGTGTAGCAGGTGCGCGGCGCTTTCCCTTCGAGCGCGTCGTTGCGCAGGCGCTCGAAGATGAGCCCGTAGTCCCCCGGTTGCGGCGGGGTGCCGTTGTACAGCGTCTGCGGGCCCCTCGCGGCGAGCGTCGCGGAGATGGCGGGCTTGAACGACGATTGCGCATCGGGGTCTAGGAACTGCGCCTCGTCGAAGATTAGCAGCGAGCCGTGCTGTCCGTTGCCGCCCGTCCTCGTCCTCGCGAGGAACTTGATGACGCAGCCGTTCTTGAAGTGAATCTCCTCGCGTCCCAGAGCCGTCTTGATGCCCTTTGGCGCGATGAACTTGCGGAGCGCCTTTGAGTCCACCAGCTCGGCGGTCTCCCTGAACGTCTCCGTCGAAGTCTTTTGCAGCTGGCTGGTGTAGATGACCGAACCGTTGTAGAACAGCGGCTCGACAATCATGCGGCCCTGAATGACTCGCGTCTTGCCGTTCTGTCGCGGCGTCTCGTTCGCGAGCGTGGGAGCAGCCCAGCGCCCGTTCGCGCCGACGCCCATCCACGCCGTCAGCAGGAACTGCTGCCAGTCCATCAGCTCGAAGCCAGCCTCGCCCATCAGCTCGATTGCGTCCCGCGCGTCGTTCGTGGCGCACGCTGGAATCGCGTAGCTAGTCGGAATCTGGTTGTCCTGATTGGCGATGTCGTTTAACGAGCTGCGCCGCTCGGTCATCCTCGTTCTCCCCGTTCTCAATCTCGTCAATCTCGCGGATCGTCTCGCGGTACTGCCTTGAGAGAGACGCGAGGTCTCGCGATGACTCGCACACGTCAATCTGGCGTGCTAGAATCCCGCGCAGCTCGACCAGCTGTGAGAAGCGGTCGCTGGGTGAGTCAGAAAGTGCCATGTGGAAACCGCCCTCGTGTAATTTCGGCTGGCCCGCAGAACGGAGCCGGCCCCCTGGGGGTACCCCCCTCCCCCCTGGGAATGCCCCTCACAGCCCCTCACAGCCACGCTGAAGCCCCTATCTCGCACAAAACGGGTAGAAACCCGTGGCCAAAAAAACGGGGCCTTAAAACGGCTTAGAATCGCTCACACGTGCGCCACGTGGAGCGCGTGGAACGACGCGCGCGGCGCTTGCACGTTACGCGCGCGCCCCCGAAGAGATGCGCGGCGGTGGTAGTGATGCGGGGACGATGCGCACGCGGTAGCGATGCGGTGACAGTCCACGCGCGGCGGCTACCAGCGGGACGCGCCCGCGCTAGTGGCCACGTCATGCGGGACGGGCGCGGACGTGGGCGCGGCGGGGGCGTCCTGGTCTCGTCCTGGTCTCGTCCGCGATCCGTTCCCGCGTCGCTGATTACATAGCCGATGCACGGGGCGCACGTTCGCGGGGTCGGTCGGCGATCCCCCAAACGATACGGGCACAATCTCGTCACACTCACAACTCCACGGCGCGCGAATGCGCTTGCCATCTTCGTGGCGTGTGATCCATTGCGGGGCTGTTAGGTCGATGGGTTGACCGCATATCGCGCAACGCTCGCCATTCGCGGCGCGCGTCCGGACAAGTTGCAATACCCGTTCGCGCGCTTTCCACCCGCCCGCGCCGTTGTAACGGGGGTTAGTTGACGGCATGAGGTCACCCCCGCCGATAGCAGAACGCCCCCGCGCAAGGATGCAACGGGGGCGCTACAGTGTCATTTGCCAACTATACCGATAGCACAAAGAGGGCGCGCAACGGCGGGTAATAGCGGGTAACGGCGGGTAACAAAGAGCGCCCCCGCTGCTAGGTTGCAACGGGGGCGGCGGTTGGTCGATGCGCGCGGCTGCTAACAGATTGCGTTCTCCCGGAACTCAGTTAGCAGCCCGTAACGCCTGCCCGCCATCTCAAAAAAGCCCTGCCAGTCGGCTAGTTCTCCATAGCTCATCGAACAAAGCGAAAACGCCATGTCCATAAGCTGGGCAAAATCGCGGATGGCTTCTTTAGCGTCTTGATAGTCGCGCACGGGGAACGTTCGGCGCGCCGCAACGAATCCCGTAAGCTTCCCGTCACGGTCGACGGGGATAAGACAATAGCGCTTGACCATTCTAAGCAAATCGGCGTCGGTCTTAGAAATCCACGGGTTGCTGTGGTCGTTAAACTGAATGAGATTCCACATTGTCCAATCCAATCTGTTAATGGCGCTAGTAGTACAGAACGCGCCCCGCGCACAACGCGCGGGGCTTGATGTCATGCGTTTGACTAGTGGTAGTCGTCGGCGTCGTGCCATGTGGTGGGGTCAGCGAGACGATAGGCACTCATGTACGACGTGACGGTAAAATACGGGGTGGCCTCATTAGAGTATGTGGACCACTTAACGACGTGCTTCTCCTGCGCGCCCTTATAGCACCCGAGCGCGGGGCGGCACTTCCAATCGTTGTACCCGTACCCGCTCGCGGTCTCATGACGCAGCTCGCGAACGGTCACGGACTTTCCGGACTTAGAGACCGAAACAACCTCATAAAAGCACCAAAGAGTGGCGTCATAGCCGAACGAGCCCGCGAACACGTCACCGACCGAAACGGGGCGGGCGGTCTTCATTGCGCTGGCGAGCTTATCGGCGGCGCGACGCTCCATCTCATCATTGCGAGCCTTACGGCGTGCGAACACCTGCGGCGCAAACACGCGAGCTTCTTCGTTGGTGAGACCGTCGGAGCTGTTGCGCGTGGTGAACGAACGCCACTTGATATCACCATTGGAGTAAACGAAACAAGTAATCGACTTAGTGACGCCGCGCTTCGTAGTGTAGATAATCGCGCGGTTGTTGTTGATGTATCGACCGTTGTTAGTGCTTCCATCCTTGAGCCACGCGACATCATCGGCGGCGATCTCGTCAAGGGTGTTAAAAATGCGGGTGTTCTCGTTCATTGCTTACCCCTTTTCTAGGTTGCGGCCCGTCCTTATGACGTTGCCTGACAAGTAGAGTATAGCACGACGAGAACGTCGCAACCGCGACAACTTGCACGATTTTAGGCAAATTTGCACCCGTTCACGGTTGACCAGGACGGCGGCGCGGCGTACAATGCAAATAGACGCGCAAGGCAAAAGGCCAGGGCGCAAGTCCCAAAGGGGGAACGATGGAATTCCGGAAACTAAACGACAGTCCGCTCGATATCGAATATGTGGAGCCCACGGAAGAAGATCAGGACGCTTACGGCATCACCGACGATTACGCGCCCTCATTCGTGTTTGACGGTGAGAGGTTCTACCTTGACCAGTTCGCGCGCATCGGCACGCCGTGGGTGTCCAGTGAGGGCATTCCGTCGCACATTCACGGGGTGCAAATGGATGTCCACTATAACCCGCTCTATGTGCAGATTGTCCACGACGGCGACGCCGTGAACGTCTACGAAAACACCGATTGGGGGTTTTAGAAATGGCTGCTATGAAAGATACGTATCTTGACATTTGCGAATACATGGACGCGCACGGCTTCGGCGATTACAGCCGCGCGGACTACCGCACGCGGTGCGAGATGGAAGACACCGCTCTTGCTTATGCCGCCAAAGAACAAACGCGCCCGTCGTTCTTTGCATATATCGGTGCAAAGCGCCTACGTGAACGCTACGAAGAGGGAACCGCGTCCGCGTCCGACGTCCGGACCCTGCTTACGTCCCGCGCTATCAACGTTGCCGACGCCGCGAACTACTATCGCGCGCACGGTTGGACGCTCCCGAAGTTCGGACTTCGTGCCTAGCAGCGGCGAACAAACAAGGTCACCCGCCCCCGCGCTACAATGGCGCGGGGGCTCAAACATGAGGGGGGTAGCATATGCCGCTTGCAACTAAAGACAGTCCAGCCCGCCCGTTCGATGTAGCGGACGCGATACGCCGCGCGGCGCGTTGCCGCGCGTTGCGTCAATCGACGGGGTACACGGTGGAGGAGTTGGCGCGTGCCGTCGGCGTCCGTGCGCGCTCCATTAACCGCTGGGAGTCGTCGGCGGGTGAGGGCTCAACGCCGGATGACGTTCTAAGCCTCTTGCAAGCCGTCTTGGACAAGCAGCGCGAACTAGCTAGCAGCGTTGCGGACGCATGCGCCGCCCCGATGGATCGCGGCTGGGGCGGGTTTCACGCGGCTAACATAGCAATTGACCCCGCCGTTATCGAGGCTGTTATGCCAGCTGGGTCGGTGCCTCCCCGCCAAAAGGCCCCTGTTAAAGGGGGCCAAATGTCCTATATGGCGGGCGCGGCGTCCAGCCCCGTTCAGCCCAGCCTCGTTAAAGAGGTTGCGATTTCAGAGGTCGTTAAAGGGGCTGCGATTCCAGAGGGCGCGCCCGTTAAAGGCGGCGCGATTCTAGATGTTAGCGCCGTTAGCGGCGTTAACGCCGTCACTGTCCTGTACTACCCCAGCCAGTCAGCGCTTGACGCGATCCACCCGAGCCTCGGCGCTCCGGTCGGCGTCGTGAACACGACGGCGCGCATGATTGCCGACGAACTCGACCGTGTTGGCGTGGAAGTCGAATGGAAGTACGCCTCGGCAGAGTAGCGGCAGCAGCAACATCAACTTGACTCGAAAGATGGTTGTGTCTCATTGGCGCAGCCATCTTTTTTTTTTTTTTTTTTTTTTTTTTTTTTTTTTTTTTTTTTTTTTTTTTTTTTTTTTTTTTTTTTGAAAGTGCATCGTCCACCAGCCCCGCGCGTCATCGGCAAAAAGAAACGCCCCACCCGCCGAAGCAGATGGGGCTCTCATTTATTTTTTTCTTAGTCCTCGGCCATGCCGATTCCGTTGACCGTTTCCAGCAGCCCGTTCGCATCGATGACGTCAAACGCTATATCCCTGAGCTGCTTGCACCGCTCGGGGCTGTAGTGGACGATTCTACCGACGCTCTCCCATTTTTCCAGCGCGAGATAATGCCACCAGAGGACATCGGCATAGATTGTTCCCAGAAGCGCGTCCAGCCCGCCATTACCGTCCTGTTCGCGCCCATAGAGCACGGCTGTCGCGTAGTCCATAAGCGCCTCGTCACGCTCGATGATGGACTCCCAGCGGGCTTCGCGGTCGATGATGCGATCCACCCGCGCCATCGGGTCGGAGATTGAGCCGCGCGAGACGTGGATGTCGGAGCCAGCTCCCGATGACTCGCGCATCGCCAGGAGCTGTCGGCGGCAGCGCTCGCACTCCCACGCGGCGTCGTGCGCTGACTCGAAAAGGTCACGGGCGCTCATGAAGTCGTACAGACTCGCTCACCCCCTTTGTGGGCAACTAGTCGCTGGTGTCAGTTTGCGCGGCTCTGTGAGGACTCTAGGGCACGCAGAATCGATTTCTCGAAGCCGTCCAGAGTCTCCCGCAGCAGTTCGACGTACTCCACGAAGTTCGCGGTGCCGTCCATCGCCTTGATGTCGCAGTCGGCGGCGTACAGCGCGGCGCTGTCAATTGTGGAGTAGGAGTAGAAGCGACCCTCGGGAAACCAGTCCGTCTTGCCCTTGCTCTTGCCCTTCTCGCCCTCGCGGTAGTGCCACAGCTGCCAGTTGCGTGCGTCCACCGGGCGCAGCTGCCAGTTCCCGAACTCAATCACCATTTCGTTTCACCCCCAACAGCTCGTCGGTCGTTACGCCAAGCGCGGTCGCGATGCGCAGGACGCACGTTGCCCTCAGCTCGCGCCTTCCGGTCACGTACATGGACACGTTGCCCTGGGAGATGCCGACCATCCTGCCCAGCTCGGCCTGCGTCATGCCGCGATTGCGCATGATGCGCCGCAGGTTGTCGGCGAAGTCGCTGACGGGCCTCACTTGACCACCCCCAGCTCGCGCAGGTCATAGTCGAAGTCGCACGCACCATCAGCGTATTCGCATGCCGCGCAGACGTTGTGGCGCGTGCATTCGCGCAGATGCCGCACCAGCTCCCGCAGCTTGGCGTTCTCGGCCATAATCATCCGCGCGTTCTCTGCATCGTCGGACAGACACGAGCGCAGGCGGGCGTTCTCGTCTTGCAGCTTGACGTTCTCGTCTTCGAGCGACCGCGCCCGCTCAAACTGTTTGTCGTGCCCGTCTCTCTCGTGGAACAGCATCTCCTCTGGCACGTACCGTCGCATCTCGTCGGTCTTGCCGCGCACGACATGCACCGTATCGGGCCACGGGCGAAACTCACCGATGAAGAGGTCTGGCGACCAGCTCATTCCCTCACCTTCCTTCCACATCCCATGCAATACCTCGCACCCTCGAAGCACTCGCATCCGCATGCGCTGCATTTCCAATAGCCGAATTCGCGCTCGTAGCCGTACCGTCTGACGAAGCATCGCGTTGTGCCGTCTGAGGGTAGCTTCTTGCACTCCCCCCCTGCCCAACGTGGCCTCGATTGCCTGCTCGGGGGTAAGCCCATCGGCATGCAGCCGCAGCTCACCGAACCTGTTCTCGCGGTAGTGCCATCGCACCCCACGGGCGTGCCAGAAGGTGACAACGCTGTGCTTGCCGCCCCACACGCGCTCTCGCCACTCCACCCCGCGCTCGTCCAGCAGGCGGCGCACCTCGTCTGTCGCACTCATGCCCCCGCCTCCTTGTTCGCGTCGCGTATCGCCACGATCGCGGCGAGGACGCTCTCGTATGCCTGCGCGAACGTGAGGGTTGTCTCCTGGCTCATCGCCCGCGCTATCTCGTATACGGGCACCTCATACACGTACTCGCGCACCGGGATTCTCTCGCCGCTGCCAGTGTGCATCCAGCGAACGTTGTCGATAAGCCCGTCAGTCTCGTCGCAACGCTCAATCAGCGCGGCAAGTTGCGCGTCCAGCTCCTTGCTCATGCGTCACCACCTCCACCACAGGTTCTCGATTCCCCACGTGTCGGTGACGCCGTAGGGTTCCTCGATCCACACCCGCCACGAGGTAAGGCACTCCCAGACCGTCTCGACGGTTCCCCACTTGTTCTCGGGCTCCATGTCGCGGTAGGCGTCGAAGTTGTTCCGCAGCGCGCCGATGCCGTGGTCGATGTGGGCCAGCACGTCGGCAAGCGGGTACCACTCGCCCTGGTCGAAGTCCCAGTCCATCACCTTGCGGAAGATGTTGCCCACGTTGTACGTCGGGCTGTCGTACTCTGGCGAACCGACCACGGCGAAGCGCTCGCCCCATCTGTTCGGATGCACTGTCTGGACGGCGACGCGAATGTCGTAGCTCATGCGTCCACCTCCCCATCCATCAGCCTTTGGGTGACGTTGCCGGAGAAGTTGATGGTCAGGCTGTGCTCGATGGCTGGCAGCGTAAGCACCCAGTCACCCCAGACCTCGGGATACGGGCTGCTCTCGAACGTCACGTTCGTCACACGTCCCTCGTAGGACTCATATATGCCATCGTGCTTTATCAGGACGAGCGCGTCGATTCCCTCGTCTGTGACGCCGCGCTTGACGATGCGGTCGGTTCTCGCAAGGTCGCTCATGCGTCCCTCCTCTTGCCCCATGAGCAGAACCCGTCAGGCTCGATATCAGATGCGCCCTCGGCGTTGCTGTGCCACTGGCAGTACCACTCCTCAATGGCCGACCTCTTGCCCATGCAGAGCGGATGGTAGTGTCTGGCGTACTCACAGTCCCTGCACCGCACGATGCTCTCGCGCACCCGCCATGACGCGCTGCTGTCGCTCGGCTCCTCGACCACGTACTCGCTCATTCGTCCACCCCCTCGGCCAGCCGCAGCTTGGCGGCGTACTCGGCGATACGTGCCGGCACGTCCTGCGGATGCGTATTGCTCATGGCGTCCGCGAACTCCCGCAGCACGTCCTCGACGGTCGGTGCGTGGTGGTGCGTGAACGCGAAGTTGTCGGCGTAAGCGTTGCCGTCCCGGCTGACTATCACCCATCCACTGCGCCCGGGTCGCAGCTCCGTGACATCGATAGTCTTTCCGTAGCCGTCCAGCCTATCCCCGATGTGAATCGGCACGCCATCAGCGTCCACGGGCAGTTTGATGTAGGCGCTCTCGTCCAACGCGATTGGCACCGACATAACGCCGTTGCCGTAGGCTTCGGCGCATGCGCTCTCGTGCTCCGCGTCGATGCGGTCGGCGATGGCGCGAAGGTCTGCCTGCTGCTTGTCGGTCGGTACCCAGCCTGTGTACGG